ATAGTCAAGTGTAAATACTCTTCTTTTATTAAAAGGTAAACGAATCCCTACTGCTATTTTTTCAAATACATCAATAGGGTCTATCTTAATCGGTTTACGTAATTTAATTGCCATTATGGTCTAAAATGTTGTTTTTTCTTATCCATAGCTTTCATTAATTGGCTATAGTCTTTATTTATAAAATTGTTTACTGGATCATTAGCATCAAATATTTCTTCATTTGATGGGGTTGCAGCAGTTTCATTTAATAATGAGTCTAATGTTCCATTCCCCGTATTAAAAGAGGGCATTGTTTGTCTAATTTTTTGTCTAAATTCTTCTTTAGAAGAATTATCAGATTCTTTAATTTGAGGGACTTTATTAGGTTTAACTAATTCTTCTCTTAATAACGCAATTTCGCGTCTTAGTGCGTAATCTATTTCTTCTCGCACAACTTTTCTTATTACTTTTTCAAATGCACTTAATTTCATTTCTAAATGTTTTTAATAAATATCAAAGTTTATTTTTTTTAATACTAAATTCTACTATCTATAGTAATATTATTAGAATTATCAGATTCTTCAGTAGGTGATTTAGGGTTAAATCTTTTAAATACTAAACTATTCATTTCATTATATATATCAGAACCTACATCAATATCAGAATCAGAACCCATATCACTACCTCCTATGGCATCAGATATGACGGTTGATAAATCATCTTCATCTTCTAAATAACTATCTAAATCTTCATTACCTATAACATCATTTCCTTCATCACCTGAGTTATCTAATTCACTTAATTGTAATGAACCTATAAAATTCTGATAAAGTAAAACTATTTGGGCTCTGAGACTTTTAATATATTCAATTAATTGATTTATTGTAGATATAGCTTTATCGATTGGAGGTAATAATTTAGAAGCTTCACTTCTAAAAAATTGAGCAGGATCACTAAAACTTTTTAAACTATCTTGAGCTTTTTTTATTTGTTCGTTAATATCTTCTTTTTTCTTACCTAATCTATATTCGCTAAGACCATTAGATATAGGACCCGCACTTGCTGCCAAACTACCGTCTATTACGGGAGTTATTCCCTTTAAAATATTTAAAATAGGTGTTATTATGTCTATAAAACCTTCAAAAATAGATAGAGAAGTTTCAATTGAGTTAACTTTACCTCTAATTGATTCTAAATTGGCTTTTCTTTGTTCTAATTGAGCTATTAAAATATCAAAAGTTCTAATAATTTTATTATATACACGTTCTATTTTTAAAAGTTCTTTTTGATTAGAAGTTTTAATATTATTTAATTGAATTTTAAAACTAGCAGGTGAAGGGATTTTCTTATCAATTTCTCTTTTAAGTTGCAATTCAGCTGCATCTTTTATTTTTATTTTAGCCTCTGAAAGAGAAGTAGAACACCTATTAAGAGTATTATTTAAGAAATTATTTAGCATAGGATTATCTTATAAAAATGTGTTCGCTTTTTATTGAGTTTAATTTTGCTTCTACTCTTTCTAAATTAGTGATTATAGGTTGAGATAAAGTTTTATTAATAGCCGGGTTAGGACCCTGTAAACCTGAAGTTTGGGGGTATTGGATTTTGAAGAAAACTTTAAGATCACCTATTAAATCCTCTAATAAGGATATTAATTTATCACTTTTTACCGCAGGTATATTAGGATCTTCTCCTCCTTGAACTGGGCCTATAAATACTTTAGGTGAATTTATAAAAGTATTTTTAGCAGTGTTAACATGGAATTCTCCTTCTGTTTTAAATAAAAATAAATTAGTAGTTGAGAAAATACTATCATCTCTTCCATTAAATACTAATCTATCACTGTCAATTAATATTTGTTTTCCTACATATACATCTTCTTGTTTAAATTCGTAAGCCATATCTATTTTATTTTTTAAGCAAGAGGTTCACCCCAATATTCAAAATGCCATACTTCATCCTCTCCCCCCACATCTGATAATCTCCATGGATTATACCAACCATGTTTTGCTCCTATTAGTGCTATATCTTTATATGTTTGGGAATTAATTCTTAATTCCTTATTAGCTTTTGGTAGTTTAGAACCCTTTATATCATACTTTTCTAATTCTCTATGTAAATTACCGAAATCTACCGCTAAACCTAATCCGTGGGGGCCCCCGCCAGTACGTGGACCAAATCTTAGAGCAGATGTAAGCATCCAATTTACGTTCTTTTGATCCATTTCTTGAATCCAAGAAATAAATGCAGGGGCACAAGTTTTATGAAGATAATATTTATTATCTAATATTTGGCCACTTTCCATATACGCGGAATATTTATTAGGTTCTACATTTGCATCACCTATCATTACTAAACTTCCACTAGTTATATGTTCCATTATATCTTCTTTTGTTGTACTATCATCGTGTACATCAAAAAGATATTTTTTATAAGAGGGTGACATTCTCTCATCAAATTCAGGACCAATTTTTTTATTTTTACCTGGATAAAAATATCCAAATTTATTAGGATTTAATACAATAGCTGGATCTCCTTCCGCTTCAGCCAATAATAAATCTTCTGGTGGAGTTTCTTTAATAGGTTGTGCATCAAGTTCATATCCTTCGGGGGTTATGACGTTGAGTATTCCTTCATCTATTGCTACATCTAAAGCTTCAAATACGGGATCACTAAAACCTAGTTCTTCTTCTGCTATTGAGGGTGGTGGTGAAGGGTTATTATCAGATGTATCCGCTTGTATTGTTTCAAAAGATTCTTCATTTATAACTAATTCATTGTCGGGAAGTGGATTTGGTATTGGTTTTACTGGTATATTTTGGATTGATTCAAGAGGATCTTCTATAGGAGTATATTCAGATTTAAGAGAATCTATATTAGTTGATGATACATCAATAGGGATACTTTGGTTTTCAAGTAAATAAACTGATGCAGCATCTGCTGTTATATTTTCTTGTTGATCATTACCTAAGGATATAAGCATTGCTTTATCACCTACATTAGGATTTCCGTCAGTAGGATCATCTGTTACATTTCTACTTACTGCATTAGTACCGTCTGGTCCTGTTATTGTGAATCTTACTCGTTGGCCGCTTTTCCCTTCCATAATAGTATCTCCTTCACTAGGCTTCAATGATCTTAATTGGCGATTTTCTTTAAAATAATCTCCTAATTTTTGGTCATTTTCTTTTGAATCTTCTAATCTAAAAACATAATCACCATTAGCTTTTTGGAATAAGTTATAATTTGGTGCTCTTCGATCAGATCGACCTGATGTATACCCTAAAGTTCTTAAATAATCTTCTAATTTTTTAGCTGCTACTTCACGGCTTGGGGATACAAATTCTGACTGAAAATTAAAATCACTAATAGGTTCGGTTTCCCTTTTATTATTCTTTCTATAAAATCTCTTTAAAGGTAAAGCATTACTTCCTGCATTATTATGTACATTAATAGCTTGAGTATAATAATTTGTTGTAGAACTAGGATCACCCCCTAATTGAGAATAATGTTCGTTACTATTAGCTATGGTAACTTGTACTAATTCTCCTTTTAAGGGGTAAGTAAAATTATTTTTATTTATGGGTTTAGCTGTCCTAAGACCAGCCATATTTTCAGAATATTCTCCACTTTCAACATCCGAAAAAAATATAATGCCTATACTATTTTCATTAACATACTGGGGGTGGTTCGAATTTAAAATTATATCCACTACCCTTTGAATAGAGTTTACATCTTTAACGGGATTAACATTCCCATTAGAATTTCTAGAATTTTTATTTTTTCTTAGGCTCATTTGCTACTTCTTCAGCTATTGCCTGAAGTTGTTTTAATTCTTCATCTGTAAGTAGTGAATCCCCTCCCCCATTTGCTGTGCTATTATTTAATCGTTGAATAACGGCCATCATTTTAATTAGATGTTCGTCGTTTTTTACTGATACTTCTAAATATTCTTTAATAAGAGGTACTACTACTGGTGCATCTCCAATATTTTGTATTAGGGGTTTCAGTTCAGCTATTAAAGCATTAATTTGTTTGTCTTTTTTCTTACTGTTGCTATAAATTTCTTTAAAAACGTCCGAAGATGTTTTTCCATCGAAAATTATTTGGTCAAGTGGATTACTCATGTTTATAAATATGAGGGACCTTCAAGATATTTAGAATACGTAGTATTATATATATTTTTTAATTTTTTTACAACTTTAGTTATGATTGGGGTTTCTAATCCTGTAATTTCTCTTATGTAGATATAAATCGCTTTTTTATTAAAAATTTCTAAATGTTCTCTTTTCTTTAAAACAGTTAACACGGCATCTGCGACTTTAATTTCATTTTCTTTTTTAAAATATCTATGTAAATTTAAATCTACATGAGTAATATATAAATCTAAAAATTCAACCATTACATCGTGAGCTGCTTTTCTTTCAAACCCATTTAATATTTCATTATCAGTATCAACTTCAATTAAATCAGCTTTAATTTTTTTCTTAGCATAATTTTTATTATTATATAATATTAGGTAATTTTTTCCTACTATACTAAAATAAGAAAATGCTTTACCCTTTCCAACTTTAAAATAGTGAAGTTTTTCTAATAAAAAAGTAATTACTTCATGTTTTAAATCCTCAAGATCATCCACCTCGGTGTAATAAAATTTAAAGGTATGTATGAGATTTTCTGCTAATTTATAGAATGAATAATGAATCCTTCTATTATATATTTTATTTCTTTCGTCTTGATCACTACTAGCTAAATATTCAACTATTGCTAATTCCGTATCTTCTGTGAAATATAATCTTTTGCTTTTTCTTCCTCTTTTTTTAGCCATTTTAATTTAAAAAGATACTTTTTGTTGTATCTTGCCAATGAGATAAATTTAATTTTTTTATCTCTTCTTTATAACCTTCATATTGAAATTTTATATATTTTTCTGTAAAATTGGGAATAAATTTTACTTCTAATTCGTTTAAATAATAAGTACCACATGCAAATTGATATTGATTATCAATATCTGCTAAAAAAGATTTTTCTTTATCAGTTAAAACATTAAGATATTTTTTTATAGCATAATTTATAGTTGTGGGGCCTGTTAGTGATTTTAAGGTATGCCATTCATTTATAAATCTTTTATTTAAAATATTATATATAACTAATTCTATTAATTCTTTTAAAAAGGGGTGTTTAGGGGTACTAAATATAAAAGTTTGGAATAGTTGGTTTCTATTATTCAATCCATTAACAAAACTATTATTTTTTTCTATATATTCTTTAAGCGGAATAAGACATTCCGTATCTATATCCGAATAAACTCCCCCCTTCATATATAATATCAAATATCTCCATACATCAGCTTTACCTGCGTTTGAATTAATATTATTATAAGCATATTTAAGATCATTACTGTTAAAAGTAAAATCCGAACAATTAAAATTATTTATAAATTCAATTCTATCTTCAGAATCAAATAAATGATAATTAAATTCTGGATTATTTACAATCCATGTATTAATAGCCTTATTCATC